CAACCACCGTTGCACCTCAGCCTGACTGGGCCCAGCAATCTGTAGCTGTACAGCCGCAAGCAGCAGCCACCGCAGCCGTTGCACCGGTCACCGAAGCCCCGCACCCGGCCCAGGCCCAGCTCCCGCCTTGGCAACAGCCTGCTGCTACCCCGCAAGCATAAGTTACTGCACTTAACACCAGGCGCCTTAGGGCGCCTTATTTTTCGGAGGGGTTATGCCTCAAGTTTATTTGGCTGAAAAAACACTGACAGCTATTGATAAAGCAATCGAGTCAGATCAGGGTTCGAAGTACCGTGAGTGGATGGGTCGCGTCATACCCACAATAAGCGACGCTTTCGACCCCAAGCAAAGTCGGCGCACACACTTGGGTTTGAGCACCATCGGCGACCCGTGTGCTCGCAAGATCTTCTTCGGGTTCCGTTGGGCAGTCAAATCTCAGCACTCTGGCCGGATTATGCGTTTGTTTAATCGCGGGCACATGGAAGAAGGCCGCTTTATCGCAGCTTTGCTTACAGCGGGCATGAAGATATACCAGCAGGATTCTGAAGGTAAGCAATTTCGCATTGTTGAGTTTGGCGGCCACGTTGGTTCCGCAATCGACGGCATTGTTATCGGCTGCCCCGACTTGTCAGATCCAAGCGGCGCAATACTGACAGAGATGAAGACACACGGCGAAAAGTCGTTCCTGAAGCTCAAGAAGGAAGGTTGTCAGTCTGCAAAGTTTGTTCACTACGTTCAGCAGCAAGTCTACATGAACAAGATGGACCTTCGCGCTTCTTTATACTTGGCTGTTAACAAGAATACTGATGAGATCTACGCAGAGCTGATACCTTATGACGAAGTCGTTGCGATGCACTTTATCGATCGCTCGCGGCAAATTGCAGGTGCAGACGAGGCCCCCGTTGGCTTGAGTAACAAGGGGGCAAGCTGGTTTGAGTGCAAAATGTGCGATTATTCCGGGATATGCTACCGTGGCGAGGAACCTGTTCGGAGTTGCAGAACTTGCCGTTACTCGATAGCTAAAGAAGACGGCCAGTGGCATTGTCGTCATAGTGTGGTTAATGCTACAATTAGCACCGACCAACAAGTCGCTTCATGCGACTATTACACTCTTGCCCCTTATTACGGTAAGTAAAATGCTCAAACCCCGAGACTACCAATTAGAAGCCACTTACAGCATTTTCCGGTACTTTGATCAGCACAAAGCGAATGCTGGCAACCCGGTTGTTGTGTTGCCTACAGGTACCGGCAAATCGATCTGCTTGGCAGAGTTTATGCGCCTCGTTTGCCAATGGTGGCCGGGGCAGAAGCTGATGCTGCTCACCCATGTTAAGGAGCTCATACAGCAGAACGCCAACAAGCTTAAGGATTTGTGGCCTGAAGCACCCCTGGGGATACACTCCTCAGGGCTTAAAAAGAAGGATGTTCATCACCAAATTATTTACGCAGGTATTGCCTCTGTCGCAAAGAAAGCACATCTGTTCGGGGCAGTGTCGCTTGTCCTGGTTGACGAGTGCCACTTGATTTCTCCAAAAGATATGACCATGTATCAAAAGTTTTTCGAAGCTTTGCGCGAGATAAATCCACATCTGAAAATCATAGGGTTCACAGCAACAGCCTTTAGAATGGGTTTCGGTCCTATTGTGCGCCAAGAAGGTGACGAGGAGCTGGGCGTGAGCGCAATGTTTGACCACATTGTGTTTGACGGCTCGTCGGTGGAATACTTCAACTGGTTTATCTCTGAAGGCTACCTAATGCCGCTTATACCCAAGCGAACAAAGATGCAACTCGATGTGAGCGGTGTCGGTAAGCGTGGAGGGGAATACATCTCGAGCGAACTGCAAGCGGCAGTCAACAAGCAAGAGGCTAACCAGCTCGCGTTAAATGAGGCGCTAGCTGTAGCGGGAGACCGTAAGAAGTGGCTGGTGTTCTGTGCCGGGGTAGAGCACGCAGAAGACTTTGCGGAGCTTCTGAACCAGAACGGCATACCTGCTAAAGCTATTCATAGCAAGATAAGCGATAAAGAACGAGACCAGGCGCTCAAGGACTACAAGGAAGGCAGGCTAAAAGCCTTAACCAACAACAACGTACTGACAACGGGCTTCGACTGCCCCGACATTGACCTGATAATCATGCTGCGCCCTACAGGGTCGCCTGTGCTGTGGGTGCAAATGCTAGGCCGTGGCACCCGCCCAGTTTACACACCAGGGTTTGACCTTACGGACAGGGAGCAAAGGTTAGCCTCTATTGCCGCGAGCCCTAAGCAGAACTGCCTTGTGCTGGACTTCTCTGGCAACAGCAGAAGGCTAGGACCTATCAACGATCCCGCAGTACCTCGAAGGCCTGGCCAAAAAGGCGGCGGTTCCCCCATCTATAAGAGCTGCGAAGTGTGCGGTGTGGATGCGCAATACCCAGCCTGGCGCTTCTGTGGCGGAGTTGCAGCAGACGATCCCAACTTCAAACCGTTCTTAGGGTTCTGCGGTGCGCCTTTCACCTTCAAAGAAAAGCTTAAACGTGCAGCAAGCAGCGAAGAGCTCATTAAAGATCAGATGCCCGTTATCGAAGTGTTTGATGTTGAGAACGTTGTGTACCAAAAGAACGTAAACAGGGGCGATCGTAGCAAGCCTCCGACAATGAAGGTCACGTACTATTGTGGTCACAAGACGTTTGTTGAGTTTGTCTGTCTGCAACACGGGGACTGGGCAGGCCGCAAAGCATACAAGTGGTGGATCACGCGAACTCAAATACCTCAGCCTGCAACGGTGGATGATGCACTTGAGATTGTGAATCAGCTAGCTGTGCCTACACAAATTCGAGTGCACACTAACGTCAAGTGGCCTAACGTCCTGGCTTGCTGTTACGATGGTTCGCGCTTTGGAGAACGAGACCCTCAAGGTTCACAAGTGGGTGTTCAAATCTACACCAAGGACGCTATCTTGTCGAATAACGTAGGGGAACAGAAAGACATGTCTCCCAGCTACGATGACGACGACGCCTACTTGCCCGCTCACGCTTCAGCACCTATGGTTGACGTTGTGAACAGCATGAACACAGTGCAAAGTCAAAACGAAGAAGATTTTGACGATATACCGTTCTGAGGTGAACATGTTTATTCTCATTGACGAAGAAGAAATGGAAATCGTAGCCAAACATCCTAACTATGGTGTTCTTTGCGATCTGGGGTGCATTCAGTGCCCGGACGATGCGCTTGTCGTTAGCCTTGACCACAATACTTTTCACCAATACAACTCGCACCAGCTGGAGATGCTCTATATAGGGTTAACAGGCGAAGTGCGAGCGGAGTACCCTGAGCTCAAGAGAATGCAAAGGCTCATGGTGGCCTATGCTAACGAACTGGACGAAACTTTAATCGTTCGTGAGCAAGTCTCTGCCCAAGCGGACTATGCGCTCACATGGGGGATCGAGGGGTATTGTTCTTTTGTCCCTGGCAAGTTTGAACCCAGTGATCAAGAAGGTCTTTGGCAAAACCAAACCGTCTTTAAAGGGATAGCGTGGGAGCAGGGCGCAATTGAGCACATGGCCCCTGTTCTGTTTAAAAACCCTTTACAGGAGCCATGGAGATAGGTTAAGCGAAAAAATTATTTGAAAAACGCCTGGCAACAGGTTGCCTTGATAAAACAGCTTTGCTAAGTTTGCACCGTCCGCACACAAATAACGTTTCACTGACTTTTGGAGTAATACAAAATGGCTACCCCCGAAAAAGAACTGACCGTAGAAGAAAAGAAAGCCGCTGCCGCTGCTGCCAAAAAGGCTGCCGCCGAGAAAGCTAAGGCTGAAAAGGCTGACAAAGCTGCCGCCACTGCCAAAGCCAACGCTGAGCTGAAAGCTAAAGCTGACGCAGAAAAGGGCCAGGCTGCCCTGACCGAAGCTGGCGCCAAGTTCACCGAGCTGCAAGGCATCTTCGGCACCGTGCACGCTCAGGTCGGCACTATCACCGCTGAAAGCACCGTCGAAACCGTCAACACTGTGGTCGCGGGTACAGCTGAAGCTGTCAAGAACGCCAAAGCCCTGGTGAAAGCGATCACCACCCTGGCCAACGCC